CAAAGCCTCCGAAGAAATGGACGAAGCCCGGAGACAAAAAACTTATAAAGGACGCCGGCGTCGATGACGAAACTACTTCGTTTGTAGAATATTGTCAAAGAAAGGGCAAGAAGTTTAGGCTTCTTGAATTGCCTGATACTTCATCTGCCGATATGAAAATTTCTTACGATGCCTACCCAGATGATTATAAAATGGAGGATGATACTTCACCGTATTCTTTTTTCTTGGAGTATGATTATAATTTATTTGAAGAACTTACAGATGAGGAACTAGAACGACGCGTCGAACCTCGTCTGATGAAAGAGAATAGGTATAAATTGAAGATTACCGAGACGATTCGATCAGGTAAGGGTGAAACTCTGTCTAAAAGTGAAGTGAAGAAACTGGGAGGCGAAGGTGAGGTACCGCCGAAAAGTATACTTAAGAGCAGCACTGAATATTCATATCAGAGTCACGATATTGTAGTTGACTCCGCACCCCCCGGAGATGTTAAAGATATTATAGATAGTTTAGAGATTCCTGACGATGTAAGTGATTCATATGAGGTAGAGGCTTTTTATAGATATTTTGCCAAGATATTGGTAGACAATTCGTCTAATTCATCTCTTGCTCGCGAACTAACTGATAGAAAGCCTTTTAGAAATTATTTTGCAAAAGATAATCGTGAGTATATTCCCGATATTGAAGAAGAGCGTGTAGAAGTCACCGTCGACTCCGACGCCGCCGCGGCGGCGCTCCTCGCCACCGCCGCCGTGCCCGGCATCGGTACCCCCGCGGCCGCCGTCATCGCCGTCAACGCCGCCGCCGAGGCTCGGAGACTCGCCGCCGGCCCCGCCGACACTGATAAACCCTTGTCCCGAAAGATATCACTTTTTGATGAGATATCCACAGGATTTTTGACAAGGATATCAACACTTATTGCCACCGGAAAGACTAGTAAGGGCGACGGCGGACCGGACCATCCGATCAATCTCTCGAACTTCTCAAGGGCTTTTAAGTTTGGTTATAATCCTGACAAAGAGCCGAAAATCATACATTTGGACCCCCGGGAATATGGAGGCGCGCTAGGGAAACTTTTTCCCGAAACGGTTCCACCCCCTTTCTATGTACAAGAGAGAAAACATACAGGCTGGATGGATTTGGCTGACATATTAGTTCCGGAAGTTTCTGGTTGTGATCCATATTCAAAGCCCGTTTATAGTCTGGAAGACTTAACAAATGAAGTTAGCGAACTATCCGACAAACTCCTCCCAGATCCCCGTTTATCACAGGACCCTTTGTGTACTTCCGAGGCGCCATACGATAAGATCATGACATCATTTGATGCCGCGAATATTGATGGCGCCATCCGCGCGACAATAAGAATATATTGTGTTGACATGTTTCTTAGAGCTATACCGGTATTTGTGGCTTTTGGTTTCTCCGAGCATAACTATGGCGATTTACTCCTGGCTCTCGCAGCCGATAGAATCCGCCAGGGCCTCCCAGATGATGGCCGGAAAAGAACCGGGAAAACTGATGATGAGTATTATTATCGCTTCTTAGAACAATGTGTTAATAACACAAAGAGAATGATTGATTCCGATCTTCTAGCCCGGTGGGCTGACCGAGACGAGGATCCTGAAAAGGAACATCTTACCAAAGGGGAAGATATAGCCTTTGAAGCGCTAATAGAAACAGTACGAAACTTTTATAATAAATACGATGGAGATCTCGCCGCCTTATCTGATGCTGCCATCAAAGGCAACGGAATGTTTGCGAAGGTTTTCTCCACCCCCGCCGGCGCACGAGCAACTGGTGTGGGTGCGGGCAGCACTAGGTTCAACAAAAACGCAGCCAAAATAGCGAAAGAGCAAGCCTTCGAGAAAACGATTAGAGAAACAGAAGGATATGCAGTTGTGTTAATGAGAAGGTATATCAGGAAAGAATTTGAATCAATTAGAGAAACCTTTAGCACTAAAATCCCCCCCATTGTTAACAATGTAGACCACACATTTTTATTAAATGATCAATGGATCCGCGGAGGCGTGTATTCTGGAGAGGCGGTTGACAAGGGTATAAACGAGGGTCCTTTTGATGTTATGTCCAACCCGTTTAACCCCGCGGATTATAATATACAGCCCTCGGCCACCGGCCGGCCGTGGCCCTTTGTTTTGGAGAAATACATTAGAATTATAGAGAAGGACAACGGCACACCCTGGGAAGTCCGCGGCCGCACCTCCAACTTATATAATATCGTCAACATGAATGATTGGGACGAATATGTTAAGCGTAAAAAATCCGAAGGCTTAGAGGGCAAGATTTCAGATTTTTGGGGGAACCCACCTCGAATCGACCCCCCCGCCCAAGATGGAACCGCGGAGGCCTGGGACGCTGAGGATCCGGAGCAAAGTTTTGGCCCTGCTCGGGAAGAAGGATCGGGCAATTATGGGGGTGAGACCACCATGATAGAAAATCATACTCACGAGTATGAATTAGATGAGGAAGGCAACGGCCAAACCTCATTATATATTGATGCCCAAGGCCTCGAACACCGTCACGAGGTTGTTGACTTCGAAGTCCAGCGCTGGCCGGCCCTCCCGCTCCCGGACGAGGAGCCCGATATCGACGCCGAGCCCGATATCGAGGATGGTCACAGCCACGAGATTGAGAAGATAGGCTGGAGATTTGGTCTTAGAATATGTTATCAACTTCAAGCATCGGATAACGATAAGTTTGATGATATAATGGCTACCATCGATGATGAAACCTGTGTGAGAGAAAAGGCTTTCCGAGTTAAGGCGGGAGGGGGAGGCGACAGATATCTAATTCCGATCGCCTACGCGGAGGTTGATATACCAGATCAGAACTATGCTTTATTTGATCCGAAGTCTTACGATAAAGTGGACAGCGAAGCAAACCCCCCCGTTGTTGTCCCACCGATATTTTGTTTGATACAGGACTTAGTAAAAACCCCAGAGTATAAGTTCATGTTTAAATATCTCTTTCCATTACCAAGATATATATCTTTTATGGCAGTTTATTCTATTATGGCCTTCTTTGCTTCTATTGGAAACGTCGGCTATCCGGACCAGGGAGGCGATTTGTGGGAGGTGCCAGGAGGTCGCAGGCATAAGAAATTCAGGAAGTGGATTCGCGGAAATAAAACTTCGCACCATTCTCGCACAACGGCCGCGACAGTCTTCAATAGTTTATATGACGCGTCCCAGGCTATAGACTTCGAAGTTGAGAATAAATTCGGCTCCAAGAACCAAGCCGACAACTTCCGCGATCTTATCCGACCGAAGGTTAATTATGAAGACGGCTTACGTTGGTGGGAGCGCGGCAGAAGAATATATCGTAATCCTTATAACGTTGATGGGGATGAGTGCGGATAATACTATTTATTAATAGGAGGGTGTGATCATGGCCGAGGGCATTTCAGTTTCGTTGCCACTTAGAGTGGACCCAATCGATGGATTATATGGCTTAAATAAGAATATAAAAGATCTAGCTGAACAAAATTTAAAAATGGTGATATTGACTAGTCCTGGCGAACGCATGATGATTCCAGAGTTTGGTGTCGGAATAAGAAAGTATCTTTTTGAGCAAAATGTCGGTGGGACGTTGGAAACTATTAAAAACAATATTTCGGCTCAAGTTTCGAAATATCTACCGTATATCACACTTAAAGAACTTTTGGTATTCAGCCCCAGAGTACAAGGTACCCGCACGGCCGAAACCGACAACACAAGACTTAGCATAGTTATAAAGTATCATATTCCGGCAGCAAACATAGTATCCAATTTGACTATACCAGTTACGATTTAACGGTCCGCGGTACTATTTAACGATAGGAGATTTTTTATATGGCCAAGAGAAATGTATCTATAGATTATACTAGTCGCGACTTCGACTCGATTAGGGATGATTTGGTCAACTATGCTAAACGATATTATCCGGATACATTTAAGGATTTTAGTGAAGCATCTTTTGGTTCTTTAATGTTAGATACTGTTGCCTATGTCGGTGACATAATGTCTTTCTACCTGGACTATCAGGTTAATGAGTCTTTTATCGATACTGCCGTTGAATACAACAATGTACTTCGTTTGGCCAGACAGCTTGGTTATAAGTTTAAGGGCGCCATGGCCACCACCGGCATCGTTTCCTTTTACGCGATTGTTCCTGCTAACTCAACAGGGCTTGGTCCGAATACGAACTATATGCCTATATTGAAGGCTAATACGATTGTGAGTTCGAAATCTGGCGCCAGCTTCATTTTAACAGAAGATGTTCGTTTTGATAACCCGTCTAATGAGGTCGTCGCAGCCACAACAAATCAAATAACAGGTAATACGATAAACTATGCTGTTAAAGCCCAAGGACAGATTATATCTGGAAAGTTTAATATAAAAACAGTTTCGGTGTATGACTTTGAGAGATTTAAGACCGTCCGTTTGGCAGATCCAAACATTGTTGAGATAGTAAGCGTTTTTGATTCAGCCGGCCATGAGTATTTTGAGGTAGAATATTTATCTCATGATGTTGTTTATAAGGCGGTACCGAATAGAGATAGCAATACAAGAGACAACGCACCATCTCTTATGAGACCGTTTATCGCAACTAGGAGATTTACAACTACGAAAGACGTGAATGGTACCACTTTAACCTTTGGTTATGGCTCCGAGTCACAAATTGCTACACCGAGTGTTGCCGAGCCCTCTACAGTAGTCCTACAGAGGCATTCTAAAAATTATGTAACAGATGCCACGTTTGACCCATCTGATTTGGTGGGCACCGACAAACTAGGGATAGGGCCAGCGAACACGACATTGACCATTACCACCCGCGAAAATACTGCGGAGTCTGCTAACGCAGCCGTCGGTTCTATAACCAACGTGATTAATCCTGTTTTTGAGTTCAATGATCCAACAATCTCTTCAACAGCCACCGCGACCGATGTCATAATAAGTTTGGAATGCTTTAATGAAGACCCGTTGGTGGGTTCAGTTCGAACTCCAAGTGTAGAAGAAACTAGAATTCAAGCAATAAATTATTTTCCAAGTCAAAATCGTGCCGTAACAGCTAACGATTATGAAGCAATAACTTATATGATGCCGGGTAAGTTTGGGGCTGTTAAAAGATGTAGGGCGGTCAGAGACCAAGACTCTCTCAAAAGGAATTTGAATTTATATGTTGTGTCAGAAGATTCAAATAACCTCTTGATTCAATCAAACACGGCCCTCAAAGAAAATTTGAAAACACACTTAAACCGTTATCGAATGATAAATGATACTGTTGACATTTTGGACGTAAAGATAATCAATATAGGGATCGATTTCGAAGTAGTTTCCAGCACAGAGGTAAACAGATATGATGTTTTGGATTCTTGTATTAGAGCCCTAAGAGACAAATTCGCTAGAACCATGTATATAGGAGAGCGTTTTTATGTAACTGATGTCTATACTGCGCTGAATAAGGTAAGAGGAGTGGTCGATACATCTAAAGTAAAACTTATTAATAATATTGGAGGGAGCTACTCTTCATCCGGATTAAATATTAATAAATATATGTCTTTGGATGGAAGATATTTGTCCGTCCCAGACAACGTTATTCTGGAGATTAAATATCCTCTAATTGATATTAAAGGTACTGTGAGATAATGGCTATTAAGAGATACTTCGCTAAGAAAGATAACACCATTACTAACGCTTTCGAAGAAAACCTTACCACTCGCGGCACGGGCGCAAACATGGGTGCATCCGATATCTTGGAAGTATTTTCTATTTATGCGCAAGCCAGCAGCACCTCTGCTGAAAAATCCCGCGCTCTGATTAAGTTTGATGTCACGGCTTCTTCAAATTCAATTCAGACTGATAGAGCTGCTGGAACAATTCCGGCATCGGGTTCTATTAATTTCTATTTGAGAGTATTTAACACCCCTCATGGCCAAACCCTCCCAAAAAGTTTTACGATGGATGTCACGGCTGTATCTGGTGGGTGGACCGAAGGCACTGGACTCGACATGGAGGCGTATAAAGATAAGGGAAATTCAAACTGGATTAATCGTATAGCTTCTCGATCGGCCGGGGATCACGCATGGACTACGGAAGGTGGAGATTATTTTTCTGACGCTTCCTCCTCTTTCACGGCTTCTTTTGATGGAGGAACTGAAGACATAGAGATTGACATAACAACTCTTGTTGAACAATGGTTGTCTTCATCCAACTTGGGGCAGAAAGAAGATGAGGGAGTTGGAATATTTATTTCTAATACTTATGAATCTGCCGCACGCTCGTACTATACAAAGAAGTTTTTTGCCCGCGGCACTGAGTTTTTCTTCAAACAACCATGTATCGAGGCTCGCTGGGATTCTTCTATACAGGACGATAGAGGGAATTTTTATTACAGTAGTTCACTAGCAACAGCAATAGAAAACTTAAATACGATATATTTCTATAATTATTTCCGAGGACGTTTAAGAAATATACCGGCTATAGGAACTGACACTATTCGGGTAAGTTTTTATTCGGGTTCTAGTGGTGATACGGCGCCATCCGGCTCCACAATTCAATTTGTGGCTGATGGGACTCATGTTCTTGCGGCCTCACCAACAGTTGTTACTGGCGGGCTCGTTTCAACGGGGATCTATTCTGCGTCTGTTGCTCTTACCTCCGCGGCCACACCTATTTCTACTTTATATGATGTGTGGTTTAGTGGTTCTGATTCAGTTACCGATGCCTCCACCGCGGTACAGTATTATACCGGGTCTATCAAGCCACAGAAAATTTACGGCTCTTCCATAGCTCCGACGAACGATTATGTAACATCAATAACAAACCTTAAGAATTATTATCGTTCCGATGAGACAGCAAGGTTTAGGGTGTACACTCGCCAAAAAGATTGGAGTCCGACTATTTACACTAAGGCGCTAAGCACACCGGAAGTAGAGGTTGCCGAAAGCGGCTCTTACGAAATCTTCAGAATAATAGACGAACTAAAGGTTATTCCACATGGCACAGGTAGCGATAAGCACACAATTATGTCCTATGACGCATCGGGTTCATATTTTGATTTGGACATGAACATGTTTGAGACTGGCTATATGTATGGAATAAAATTAACATTTTATAATGAAGACATCGGGAGTTGGGTCGAGCAGCCAGAAACTTTTAAATTCAAAGTTGAATAGTCAAGGCAGATTTAAATATGAGCATTAAAAAGCTATTTGATTCCAATAAGTCAAGCGATATTCTTATTTCAACAAATCTAGAAGAAGAAATTGTTAAGAACGCTCCAGAGCTAGAATCTGCTGACAACGTTAGAGAGCAGATCGAACGGATTAACCGTTTTATACCTCAGATTGATTTTGAGGATCCTCACAATTTCGTTCAATATGGCTCGGCCCAGTCATATTATGAAGACGCTATCTCAAGAATCTATAATAAGTTTCCTTATGATGGTTCACAAGAAGAGATAACAGCGTTCCACAACGAATCAACTTACCTTGATATTTATGTTTTTGATAATAAGTATCCTCGGACAACTGGATATGCTGTTTTAAGTTCCGATAATAATGCAGCAGCGACCAGGCTCGCCAAAGGTAAATTTTCAGACGGCCCTGTTAAATATTCTGTCTGGAGTGTAAAAGATACTAGTGCAGATTATATTAAAATTCTTGGTGGCCCCCACGCCGTTGAAGGTGGTATGGTTACGGGCTCTTTCCATACGCAATTTACAGCATCAAATTATTACGACACAGATATTTATACATCTGACGGAACGCTCGCTCTAGATCGAGTTGGAACCCGAGAGTCGAATTTAAAATTTAGCCTCTCAAACGGTGTCACGACAGAATTTTGGTTAAATGTAAATTCTGACTGGCCTCAATCAAGCCACACTCCATCTCGCCCGCAGGCGCAAATTATTTATGATCAATGGAACGGCGCCGCATCGTCAAGTGCTGATTATGGTCGTTTGCTGATTTACTTGTCTGGTAGTGGAGATGATCAAAACCCAATACAAGTCCATTTAGCCTCTGGTTCCAATGTGTGGGATATGGAATTCGGCGGTTCAACTACTTTAACTTCTTCTTTGACCGACACATGGAATCATATCGCATTAACTTTTGTGACAGGAGCCTCTCAGTTTGATGCAAGTTTTTATCTAAATGGAAAGCTACAACAAACTAATACTAACACTTCTATTGAAACTTTTGGTGAAATTACTGGATCGCTTATAGGATATATCGGTACTTTGGCGACTACTGTATCCGGTTCACCGCGCATCTCCGACGATGGAACTATGGGCCCCGGATCAAATGCTTATTCCGGATCCATTGATGAGTTCCGTTATTGGAAAACAAAACGAACCGAAAAAGATATTCAACATAATTGGTGGACACAAGTTCGCGGAGGCACAAATAATGAAGTGGCCAACGCAGAACTCGGTGTGTATTACAAGTTTAATGAGGGCATTGTAGGCACCTCCTCCATCGACTCTGTGGCTCTTGATTACTCCGGCCGCATCTCAAATGGTGCCTGGACCAACTACCCTGGTTCATCGGCCAGAAATGTTGGCTCTGCTATAGTGTCTTCTTCGGCAGTAGTATCTGGCACAGTAGAATACAAAGATCCGATTATATATTCTACGCATCCGGATGTAGTAAGCCTTTACAATGAGCTTTCTGCAACGGGCAGTGTTTTTGATTATGAAAATCAGGCTTCCATCATAGATTCGATCCCGGGATGGATTATTGATCAAGAGGAAGCAGAAGGGTCGGGAGATCTTAAGAAATTAACTCAAATAATTGGTTCTTACCTAGATACGCTTCATTTACAAGTCGAAGCGCTTCCGACACTGATAGACAATACTTATTTAAGTTCGAGCAACAAGCCTACGCCATTTATGAAGAATCTTTTAAGTTCTCGCGGCCTAGCGGTTCCGGAGATTTTTGTCGATGCCGACTTATTAGAGCGATTTGCAAATCGCAGGTCTGATAGGAAATACGAACTTGATTTGCATGATGTAAAAAACCTTATTTATAAAAACATTTACAACAATCTTATTTATCTATACAAGTCAAAGGGAACCGAAAAGGCATTTCGAAACTTGATACGCTGTTATGGTATCGGCGATGAAATAGTAAAGTTTAATGCTTACGGAAACAATACCACTTTCAAATTTGAAGATACAGATTATGCGTCAACTGTTCGAAAGAACTTTGTAGATTTCAACCACCCAGACCGGTTTACTGGGGTTGTATATCAAAATTCGTCTTCTACAAATGCTGAAACAACAGGAATAACTCATATATCCGGGACAAATAAATATTTTGCAAACACAGCAGAAATAGAAGTTGTATTTCCTAAAAAGCTTGAGTTTGTTGACAGCGCTTACTTTGATACACCATTCGTAAGCTCTTCGGTTTTCGGGTACCACCATGCAGCCGCCGATCCAAATGATCACGGATGGCCTGCCTTAGCGGCGAACGATAAAAGTGTTCAATTATATGCCGTGAAAACAAGCCTTAATTCGCCTCATGTGTATTTCCATCTTAAGAGCCCCGCCGGCTCGTTTAATCTGACAAGTTCGGCATATAGTAATGTATATGACAACCAGAAATGGAATTTTGCAGTTCGCTTTAAGCATAAAAAGTGGCCTTATGCCAACGGCCTGACAGGTTCTAGCACTAGTGATAAAGTTGTTCTTGAGTGGTATGGAGTTAATGTAGAGCATGGTATAATAAAAAACAATTTCTTGTTGACTGCAAGTTCATTAGATGACGAATTTCTACAAGACGAGCGCCGTTATTATGTCGGCGCGAGCAGAACCGACAATACTAGTTCAGTGCTAGTCAAATCAGATGTAAGGGTTTCGTCTTTACGCCATTGGGCCACTTATCTTGAAGACAGTGTTATAATACAACATGCCAAAGACTCTGATAATGTGGGTACTCTACATCCAAGTAGAAATGCTGTATTCATGGGCAACAGCGCCGGCAGTGATGCTGATAATACAACACTTCTAAACGCGTCCGCGCTCGCACTACACTGGGACTTCTCACAGGTAACCGGCTCGGATAGTTCGGGTATTTTTACTGTTGAAGATGCAGCCAGTGGTTCGACTTCTCTACAAGGCCGTTATAATAATGACGGCAATATTTCACACATTATAGCAAACCAATATTCAGGTAGAGGATATTTCCCGAATTCTGTTTCTTCTACAAATATGATTAGTAAAGAATATCTCTCCGATAGGAAACAAAGGCTGCCAGAAGTATTGAGCATGGATGATGCAGTCAACGTTCTCTCTCGCGACGATGAGTTGTTCCCTAGAGATCCGGCTGTTTCACAAATGTTCTTTGCTTTTGAAAAGAGCATGTATGGCGTCATTTCGCAAGAAATGGTGAATATGTTTGGAACAATTACTGAATTTAATAATTTGATAGGCGAAGTTACACACAAATATAGAGATGACTATAAGGGTTTAAGGCTGCTTCGGGAGATGTTCTTTGAAAAGATCCAGAATGATCCGGATCTCGACAAGTTTATTGATTTCTACAAATGGATTGATGCTTCACTTATAATTTTCTTGCAGCAATTTGTTCCCGCCTCCGCGGACGTTTCAGAAGACATCCGTGTAATGGTTGAAGATCACATTTTAGAGAGGAGCAAGTATCGTCATCAATACCCAATGCTTGATTATAAGGGTAACGAACGTTGGGGCGCTGATGACTCTGGGGGTGGCACCAAACTTGAGGCGAGAGTCAAAGGTATTAATGAGCTAACTTATAACTGGCAATATGGCCACGCGCCGATCCGTCATGTTCACCTTGATAGTGACCAGACCACAGGCGCCCGCTGGTGGAAGGAACGTTCCGAACGATCCAACCCGGGCTTTAATGTCGCCACATCAATCGATTCGGCGCGCCAATCAATAAATGACATTATTCTTAGTTTTAATTCTGCTTCGGCCGAGAAATTCAATACCGGAGCGGGCCCCACGGGAGTATATGAAGGATCCACCTATGCAATAAGAAGATTTACGAACTCATTAAGGACGACTATCAATATATCAACGCAGATCGGCGGCGGCTACAACTACCCAAGGGGCCAAAAACCTGATGCTCTTTTTTCTATTATTAAACGAGGTTCGACCACAGATAGGTATGACGCCACCAAAGGTAGTTTTAAGGACATAAACATCGCCGAGGCCGGCCCTCCGATTATACAGACAAAGCGTAAGTTCCCTGCGCAGCTTATAACCGAGAATTTAGATTCAAATTCCTATGCCACAAACAAGTTTGGTCTCCCTGCTGTAGTTTATAGTTCCTCTGCCGGCAGCACAGGATACAGATCAGCCACTAGTGGCGACGAATATGCTGGTCTTCACAATGATTCTTATGGTGATGACTATGATGTTCCGATGCAGGGCCCGTTCCCGCAAGAACATGTCGGCGGCCATAGGCACAGACATGTTGATATTACAATCGATCCCACGCTTACTTCCTCGGTTAACAGGCCCGAAGCGTGGCATCTCAATAATGGGAGATTTAGGTCAAATGACTCAACTTTCGTTCAGCCTTCTACTTCTCCACAATACCGCAGAGATCAGATCGCCAAACGGCCGTTTAATATCAAGAATATTCAGCATACTACTGCTTCCGTTAAGCTGGGTAACTTTAACAAGCGCTATGAAGTCGTCCAGACATCAGATCGCCGGACAAACAACAGCGAGTTTGTGAAGTCTGAGGGCTTCTCTACGGCGTCCATCACGACAGACCTGCTTGGGTACGTCGGAGGCCTTGTGGACTACGCTAAGCCCACTAGGACGCGCAGAGAGCACGTTATTGTGGAACGCTTCTCCGCACCCGGCGGACCAGAGGTCGCTGGCGATACCATTGGCGGCGCTGGCTTAGATTACGAGTCAGGCCAATACTCTCCATATAACAACTTGAACTATAGAAATACAACAGTTAGGCAGCCACTTCAAACTCTTTTAACAGAAAGAAGTGAGCGTTTTGGGTTGAGATCTGGTTCAGCAGTTTCTGTTGCCGACTACACTGGTGTCACGGCGAGCTATCATAAGATACATCGTAATTCCCTAATAAGGCTTGAGAGTGGATCTACAGATGCTAATCCGGTTGTGTCGGCTTCAGTCCATGACAACTATTACGTCAGGCATATGATCCCGCGCTCCGACTTCCAGTATTCGTGGATTACAGCATCAACAGACAGGTTTGATGCCGAACTCGGCGCCGCAAATAATATTATAGGATATTTTCCTTATGATGGTCTTGCAAGAGTATCAAGTTCTGTGGGCTATAGCTATGTTAGTGCGGTTAACTTCGCTAGCGCCAGCGAAAATGGTTCCGGCTACAGCAGCGGCGGCGATCGAATTATTCAACAAAAAGACGATTCTTATCTAGCCGGCACTTTCGTACCTAATAATTATGTTGGTATGAATACCAACATAATAGATAAAATTAGGCCCAATCAATATACAGTAGGGTTTCCTCTCACCAAAGATGTGAAAAATTATATTAACCATGGAGACATTGGAGATGCGGCTGTAGGAGCAAATCCCAATTCTTTCATTCAGAACATGACGGACAACGTAGCGACCCGCGCCGCCACTTTTAATGGTATAATACATTATAGAGGCGGCCCTTATGGCTATTCAACTTGGAAACAAATTCGCATCGGCCAGGGTCAACTGGCTAGACATTATCGCAAAAATAATGTATATACCCATACGCCGGATAGAGGAGATGTTGTAACAGTTGAGGTGCCTGATGGGACAAAAACAATTAGACAATCTAATGGGACAACAATCAGCGCAACGCAGTCTGTTGTCACCCAAAGATATTATCCAATTGTTTACGAATTGGAAGTGCGTACTGGTGAGACTAATGGCAGAATTTTGAGAACATCAGATATAGTTGTTAAAACTTCTTTTGTCAATGATATTTTCCTTTTCGATGATAACGATTTCGCAAAGGAATTAGTCAGTCCACAAAAAGTTCATAGGGCCATGTCTAGAACGTCTTACAAACAAATTATTGATGATTACAATATACACGAGAGCTTCCTCGATGAAGACAGCCCAATAGTTCAGATTAAAAAATTAAAATATAGAGAAACGGTATATCCATCTGCAAAATACAGTCATACTGAAAAGATCCGCGGACGAACAAACTACGAAAATAACTTCTGGAGGGACCTGAGAGCCGACAGAACCACCAAAGCTGCGTCCAAGAAGATAACAAATAGTGCTGGCTGGTCGGTTAACCAGAGTGCGTGGGCCCTGGATGCGGGTGAACTTTTTGCAACCAACGAGCAGGCGAAGAATGCCGGCGAAGCTTTCCTTGCTGCAACCGGGGGTATAGTGGCAAATGATGCGACAGGATACTCCCCCGGGGAGCTACAAAATAAATATACACACTTTGTACAGCAAGAGCCTCTTGGTTCGTCTTTCACAGTTAGAAGTGCTTTGCGCCGACCAGGGGCCTTATATGCAAGAAAACACATTTTCCCATTTTCTAGTTCTGTGTCTCGAATTCACGATATGAAAGAAAAAATAAGTGTGACCGTAGGAGCATCAAATGCACAAATGCTTCCTACTGCTTCTATAGGATCCGGCGAAGCGCATTGGGATACTCCCACTCTCGCGGGCCGCTATAAGGGAACTTCTAGTATATTTGTTTCGGCTTCTGTAAATCCATTTTATGATAGTTACGATGAATATTTCGCAGACGTTAAGCCAAAAGGAAAGAGCTATTCCATTATCCCAGAGTTCAGAATTTCAGAACATTTAGATTTTTATGACCTTAGTGGTGGAAACTTTTTAGAGGAAAACTCAAAATTCTTAACTATTGCCGGTGTACCAACGGAATCCCGATTGCCGCAGAATAGTGCTGAAGATGACTTCTTTACAATATTCACTAACTCAGATTTTATGAAATATTTTGAAGTTGTTGCCCGCGACGGTAAAAAGCAGGGAGGCATTCTAGAACCCTCAGAAATAAAACTAAGATGTAAAGCAATTAAAAAGTTTATACCTTATGATGGTTTTTATCCGGCCGAACGATCACTACAGTTGGCTACTCAATTCTCTAAGTCCTTCGGTCCCGATGTTAATACGGTCGGCACCGACGCGCCGTCCTCGGGGGATGGACACCGCGCTCTTCATACTTTAATGAAGCCTTTCTTCTCGCCTGGTATTTTTTATAATACAATCAAGTCTGGCATGGCTGTTGATTATCCAATTATGACGGGCTCCATTACAACTCACCGACAATATAAATATACAGGTTCGGCCGACGGCGACGTGGGCAACAGATATAAAGTTACTGCTTCTTATGCCATAGGTAGTAATTCTAGATATTATTCTAGAAACAACACTACTGCCCTCGAACAGTTTACCAATCCGGGGCGTACACACAATGATGGTTGGGATTATAGAGTGCCATTTGAGGCATTAGTTGAGCCAACAAAATATATTTATGGTAAAAGTATAGTTAATGATGAACCCACAGATTTTGCTGGAATGGATATAACCGCATCGTGGGGTAGTGTTTTCGCTTCGTCAAATAAAAACTATACAAATATGATGCATAATTTCTTGGCAGAAACAACAAATTTCTTTATGAAAAATGGGCGCCCCACTACCTTTAAATCCCTTCCGGAGGAGGAATTTGAAGCAATGACCGCGGGACAGCCTTATGGTATGAGGATCAAAATCTACCGTTCGTTAGAGACAGGCTCGGTTAATCCTCCAACCGGTTCCTGGGGTTCATACCCGATTCCACAATATATATCTGGTTCTTCGAAAACTAATTTTACGATGTATAGTCGCCCGTCTGCTTTTGGCCCCCCCGTCGCCACCGTGGAGATAGCAGACGCGGATGACTCGGTGAAGTTAGCGGGCGTGTCTACTTACGGTATAACTGGTTCTCATGAATTTTCACCGGCTAATGGTGTGTATGCATCTCATACTCCTCCATATTATGACGGTGAAGCTTGGATCGACATTATTTATTATCCCTACAGGTCCTTTGCTTCGGCCTCCGTTGCTGGTAATGTTATATTTTCATATGATAATACGGATCCTGTTAAACCCACAGTTGATGATTTGCACACTCTGTCACTCATTCCAAGCATAACACCAGGCGTGAGTATAGGAGGTTTATCAGAGGATGGCGTTCACGATGCACGCATCGGCGCCGGCGGAACTTATGTTAGATATTGGCGCTTTGATCAAGAGGCCCTCACTCGCGACTCCACCGCCGGCCCAAAAGAAAAAATTCCCAATTCAACCTATCACGATATCAGCGCGAGGTCGGGCCCCATGGCCGGCCCATGGGCGAACATTTGGTCCATGCAGGGCGATTCAAGTTTAAATATATTCGAGAAGTTTGTAGATAAGAAAGGACGCTCCCGTTGGAAAATACAAACGAAATTTGAAACCCCAATGTTAAACTTTAATTATCTTGCAGACGCAGATATAACGAAATCAACCGCAACGGTGACTGCCGGAGCAGTAAATAATACAATTCCTCGTGGGATGTGGCACCAATTCGGGCGCCTCCCTCGCGGAGACGAAGGAGTTTATATTCAACTATCTGACATTCCAGATGAATGGTTGACGAACCAGCCCTCTAGCTCGGTAATTTTTGATCCAGGCGGCCATTTTGATAGGAGAAATGCATTTTCTCAAACAGCCGCTAATACAGAAACTGCGGGAATCCCATCGGCGCTCTCTGGCTACCGGCTACCACAGAATATGGTCGGTGATCTCGGCAACGACCAGAACAATGCCCCTGTAACAGAGAGGCCGAAATCGTTGGTAGATATATGTGGTTTTTCAACCGATCCGAAAAGGGTTGGTGAACTAAGATATCGTAAGAAGGTCTTTGAGGCAGTCGTTGCCGTGCCGTTTATTGAAGTAAACGGTGAAAGAAGGTTCTTTAACATTCCAACGCCAAATACAACATTATATAAAGCCGACGGTGACGATAAGATGGCCGGCAAAAGCATCAAAAGACTGGAGAAGATGTTAAAGAAATATGTATTCCCACCGTCTTTTGATTTCGTACATAACAATCCGGAACATGGTATTATCGATGTGCCGGCAGTTGCAATGTATGTTTTTGAATTCTCTCATAAATTTACAAGAAACGATTTGTCTCACATATGGCAGAACCTACCACCAAAGTTGGGCACAAACCCACAGGCCGCAATGACTTGGGTAAGGCACCCACTGTTGGTTAATGAACTACTTGGTTGGGACGGGGAGGTCTCAATCGATTACGCGCTAGCGAAGGGCCGAGATATACCCAAAAAAATAGACTTGCGATTAAAAGAGTTCCCCGAAAAATTACAATGGATGGTGTTCAAGGTTAAACAAAGGGCGAAGACGGATTACTTCCAGTCGATAGGCAGGACAGTTGAGAAGAAGACCACCACTACTCTTACTGGTCCGGATACTCCAGATATAGTTGAAACGACCGAGGTACCACTCGTGTCTGATGTGCCATTCTACACATATAATTGGCCATATGACTTCTTCTCTTTGGTTGAGTTGGCTGAAATAGATGCGGAGGTTACTTTTCAACCTACCAAGCGAGCCATACGAACAAGAAACAAGAAGCGCGCTGCCGCCGAAGAAGCCCTAAAAGAAAGAACCAAGCAAAGAAAGAAGAGACTACTAGATATAACACCGGAAGAGGATGAAAGATGAAGTTTTTCAATCCAAAAGAAGATGTTCTAGACGTTCAGATTACAAAACATGGCCGCAACCTCCTCTCTAGAGGTTCTTGGAAACCAGCTTATTATGCTTTTTTTGATGACAATGTTCTTTATGACGCACAATATGGTGGTGTAACTGAAAGCAAAAACTCTGCCGAGACAAGAATACAAGATGAAACTCCTCTTTTAAGGACACAGGGTAACTTTACAGGTTGCGACGAATATCTTTTTGAGCTGTCACCGGACGATGTGCATGTCGGCGGCCGCCGGAAATCCTCGCGTCTCGGAACATATGAAAAACTAAATGTTATGCCAATGTCTTTAGGCACAACAACTTTAGGATCAACCAAAACGCCGGCGTATACAATGCAGTTTTTGGAAGGAGAAATCAACAAGGTCGAACATAATATGACGGGTTCCGTCCGGACGGCGAATCTTCCTTTTGTATCCACCACCGCATACTCGCAACAGCTTTTAAAGATTCCGCAGATCGATATAGACGTGACATTTCAAATCTCGGTTGTGTCCGATCCCCTAAGCCCAGAAATATCTTTTCAAGTCGACCCGGCCTTGACCCCGGGTAATAAATACGCAGATGGATATTCGGTAGTTGTGGGCCCGGCCCAGATAATTTTTATTATAGAAGAAGAGAGCGCTCCTTTCGACTACAGAAATTTTGACATTGAGGTTTATGAGATAACGAAACAGGTTGGCCCTCTTGGCGAAACAGTATTAGAGCCGTTATCTTTTATTAAACCGCTTGAAATGGTAAAAAATAATATTTTGTTAGATACCAGGGAAGCAGAAATCGCTGCCGGCCGGTTAACAGGTGCCCCACCAGATGTGGATCCCACTTTTGTTCAGTATTATTTTGATATCAATGTTGACGACGAAATAGATGAGAATACTTTATGTCGAGCCATGGCCGAACTTGCCCGAAAAGGCGAAAGCTTGTTTACAGATCTAGAGATTGTTTGCCCCGACTTAATGACCCCGATCGGCGTCGATATTTATGGTTCCGACGCAATTGATGAAGACTGCCCAGATTATTAATAATCAACTATTTATTTAAAGAGAAGGATTTTTATTTATGGCTATGCGAGTAGATTTTTCTGGTGTTTTTGACACTGCTTTACCAAATATATACATAAGAAAAGTTTCTATCCTACCTTCTGCATCACCTGGCAAAAGATCAGGAAAGTCTTATGATGAAGAGCAGGAGGAGAATTACGAGAAAGATAAATATGGTAAAACAAGGCCAAGAAGAAATCCACTTAGACTTAATGACAAGTCATTTTCAAGTCGTTCTCTAAAAATACAAGTTGAAATCGCACTGAAGGACGAATTTAGAGAAAATGGTAAAACACATTGGTTTGATAATGAAAAAGTATTAGAGTTTTTGAAGCTAAGGGTGGTCGTATGCAAGGGTTCGAAAAATATACAAAGACTTGAGAATGGTGGGTTTACTCCTCGTGCCTTAAAACTCCTCAAGAATAAAAACAAAATAATAGAAAAGATAATTGATTTAAGGAAGAACCCCGGGTCAACACTTCACGAACAGAAAAAAGAGACAATCGATTTTAAATCAACCTATTGTGTGACTTATACTACTAATTTTGATATAGAGAACTACAAGCCAAAAGATTTGTCTGTGTTTGCTGGTGTTTTTGTAGATATAAGAGAAGTGGCCTTAACTAAAAGGAAGTATGCTAGGCCAAATCAGAATTTTATACAAGGCACAACCGTATCGGAAGCTATTATAAGAGACAGCGCAGTCCCAGATTCTGCTAGTATCTTTTTAATGTCAAACGAGAAAGTTTGGGCCGGCCCCGTACATTTCCAGGAAAAAGATGGCGTTGGTAGATATATGGCCGGAGCTTTTCATACTCCTTTCCCCCATCCCCCTCTAGAAGAAAAGATAATTTCAAATTTTATTATTAACGATTATCGTTTATTGAGTCGCGCCAGAACCGCCAAGCTACTCTTGAAGCCGGCCCGAAAGAAGCATCCTAAAATGAAAGAGAATAAGTCTGCGCGCCAGATGCGGAAACCTTTTAAAAATGCGTATATCACAGAACCCGAATATTCTTTTAATAAACACAATGAGTTAAGATTCATTTTTCATTTGAATTTTTATAAAACTATTGTTGAAAAATCACAATTTGGTAGAATGGTGGATACGCTGGATCCAAAAGCCCGCAAAAAAGTTCTTTCTGGAAGCAAAATTAAAAATCTTCGTGTTTTTCGACACAGGGTTGAACCAGGCCTTCGAAGGAACGATCCAGTATTAGTCGACTATGAAGATAGGACTGAAATGGTTGCGTTTAGCAGGGATAATAATAAAAATGTACTGAGAAGCAGAAGAATGACACGACCTGGCGAACCAGATATGGCCGATTCAGAAGAGATTGTAACAGGCGGCATCAAAGAGCTTGACTTAGCTTTCGTTCGTGATCGGGGAATAAGAACATATACAGTTAGTGACTTTGGCATGGCTACACGAACTGACGGCACCTACACTCACAGCGTGGAATTTGAAATAGAAGACGGCACGATTCCTTTTGTTGAGGGAGAACTTAATAAACTTATGGAGGCCAAGAGGTTAATGGTTGAATATTATACCGCGGCCACTCGGAGAGAAAACTATGATTTTTCTACCGGTCATTTTAAGCAAAAGTTTATCAACGAGGTTGTTAATGCATATCCGATACCCGAACAGGGGCAAATTTTAAATAATAGTAAAAATCGCAGGAGCCAATTCATTCAGAAGGGAATTGCTAGAGCCCCATGGATCACATCGATTTCAACATATGTGGATATAATGAACAATCTGACCAACATCGAGCCGGCGGAGGCTCTGAGATTAGGGAATCTTTTACATAACCTTACCGATCCGAATGTTGGGACTCTTGATGGCTTAGAAAGAACCTTAAATCTTTTTGAAAGACTGGAGAACAAAATAACGAAAGTTCTAGGCAAAAAGCACAGAATGATCAATGAATATGATTTTAATACTAGGACCACTGCATATAAAAGCAAATCAGTTTCTAAGACTTCTATTCATTTGAAGAAGCACTTTAAAAAGACTCACAGGAGTGATGTGCAAAATTTTGTAGGATATGATTATCTTGGTGTTCCCGAACGTCGAAATCTAGGACTTCAAGCGATATCAGTTGCTCGATTCCAAAGGCGTATGTCTCAAGAGCATTTAAAATATTTTAATGTAAACCCGACTTTCGAAGACAATGCAAGAATTTCTGAAGAAGAGGGGGAATCTGGCGCCAACGCGATCAGAGATTTTACGCAATTTATAAATCTTGAAGATTCTTATTATTCATATTTGACTCCGGCTAAAATTCATTTTGGGCAGGATAATGTTTTGAGACTTCTACGCCGCGGCCCACGCCTGTGGAGGGCGTCTCCATATAATGCTATGTTGACTTCTATATTAGCTTGTACAAATGTACCAGATCAGTTGGGGGGAGAAGGGACTGCCACTTCGATGTCACCAAGGACATCAAATATGACAAAGTTAAAACCTCCGGTTTCCTTCGGCAGCGCACATCAATCTTCCGTATCAAAAGTTGATAAAGAAACCTTAACAACAAATGTTGCCTCTAGTGTCGTCATGTCTAGTTTGGGTACTATGATTATGTCGCCGACCGCCTTTGCGAAGCTTGAACTGGCAACGGATCTCTCCGAAGGCTTGGAGGAAGAATTAGTATCAGGGATTGATCCCAAGGAAGTCATGGGCACGGATACTAAATTTGCAACAGACGCACTTGAGACAGAAGACCCGGCCGCCATAACTATGGAGTTGATTGACGAAGAAGATTTGTCGCACATCTCCAGCGTGTTTGCACGAAATTCTATTTCGTTTGGTTCGGATCAGCCTATAATTAAAAAACAACGATCTATCAAATCCCTGCGCGCATCCAATCCCAAAAATATTGTAGATAAATTTCTTTCTAAAAGCCTCGACAAGCAGGAAAATTCAGTTGCTAAGAAAAATGCATTTTTCCGGAGAGTTCCGAACCAGATTAAATCAATATTTTTAAGTGAAAACTCTAAAACGAATAGAAATTGGTTTGATATTTTGGAAGCAAAAGGAGAGGATCTATTAAAATCTCCTCTACTTGCCGGATTATATTATTTTAATTATGCACATATGAATCAGATTCAAATTTTAGTTGGCTTTGGGCGAGATAAAAATGGTGGAACGGTATTAACAGACCCCATTTACGCGCGCCTAACGAAAAAACAACTCGACAGGGTTATTAAATCTAGTCGACCTGCTCTTTGTAGAATGAGAAGCTGGCAGCAGTTTAATGGGATTATCAAAAAGAGTGAAAAATTAAAACTCCCAGAATTTAATCAGCATTTCCTTTTGCGCGCCCCACCAAAGAACCTAGGCGCCCCAGAACCTCTTGGCGTCGGAGACGAGATAGAAGAACCAACCGCCCCAGATGTAGAAGAGGAGAGCACAGAAGAAGGAATATTTATCACTCGTTTAGTTGAATATGAAGACTTAAACTCTACAGGGGCACAAGTTTTGAGACGCCTTTTGCGTAGAACCCGGGGTTTATCGGGCTTAATGCCAGAATTTACCACGACGGCAATTGTGAGGCAACCGAATATATATTCTCGCGTCGGAACCAAGTTTGGTATGTATCCTGCCAAGAAAATAGACAAGGAAACACCATCGGGTGTCGTTGCTGCCATGGCAGGCCAAAGGGCCGCTGGTCCTGTTCGCCGCACTAGTGCTCCAACAACCCGCGGCCCCATGACAACCCGCGGCCCCCGTAGGGGTGGTTACTAATGGCAAACAAGAAAATACTTCTTTTAAACCCCACGTTAGTTAATGGGGTTGATAAATTCCGAGCCAAATTTGGTTCTTGGCTTCCCCTGGTGCCGGGGGGAGCCGTGGAGTTTCTCGTGAAAGATCCAGATGATATGTTCATAAGAGAGATTTCGGAGCCGACCCTTATCGAACCGTTCGAAGCAGTATACACACAGACCATTACTGTGGTTTCAAATGGGCCCATCGACGCGCGCGAAGGCGGCAACTTCGTGCATTCTTTGAGAGATCTTACCTCTGTCGACGCGCCAGGTTATTTTCACGATTTCGCCACATCTTTAAACAACCCAATAACCTTAGAGGAGGCGCTTATTCTTAATACAGACCCTCTAGATGCTATAAGCGGTGTGAAATACACTTACAACTATTATGATTCCTATTACGAGGCGTCTTTATCTATGATTGATGATGCCGATCATGTGGTAATACCTAGTATGTATGCTATGTTGGACGCAACGACCAAGGTGGGCACTGATGAAGCCGACGGGCCCGTGGACTTCGATGTTTTAATGGCACCTACGGAGATCCTCGTCTCCGCCCCCGACGAGCACAGACACCTTGAAAATCAAATTGTTCCTATTGAAAATACTCCCTTAATAGCTGATTATAACGGCAGTAGATATTTATTTCCCATGTATGTCGATATTAATATCCCATTAGATGAAAACAATGAAGTTGCTAAAATAATGGAAGATACAAAGATGGGGGCTATCTTAACTAGAGATTTGGAGGGAATTGCTGGGGAGACAGTGACCGTCGGAACCGACCTCATCACTTATTCAACAAAATATTATACGGATTCTGGTACACCGATAGTAACAGAAACACCTTTTGTTTTTTCGGCCGACGCCAAGGTGGTCGACTTGTTGGATTGGGCCGACGACGACGCCGGCGGCTGGTCCGTCGGCCCCACACCCCTTCCAACAGATCATACCTTCATCGGCCCCGCGACTGACTCAAGTGAGCGCGCTCTCTATCCGGACGACACCCTCGCATTCGAAATCGGCCCATTTAAGACGCTCTTAAAAGGAATGGTTTTCGACGTATACAGAGATTTTGAAGCCCTTAATCGCGGCGACCTGGCTTACTCAGAAACTTTAATGTATAAAATACAAAAATACTTGGGCCCTGATCCGACCACTGCGGATCCTATACAGACTTTTTATTTTATGAGTTCCGGTGAGGTTGAAGAATTTTTGTCTGCGCAACGGGAATTTATTTTTAGTGATACACAGGTGAAATACAATCTAGAATACACTTATGTTGTGACAGCATACCAGGCTGTATTTGGCGCCGAATACGAATATACAGAAATTGGCGATGTCACCGGAGGCCCGGCCGGGCCTGGCCCGGGCACCGGCGGGGTTTCAACCCCATTTGAATGTGATATTACAGTTGAAATAAGGCCTCTGATTAAATTAGTAGAAGTGGGTTTGTTTATGTCAACAGGAAGGATCCTGGACAACCCGCCGTTGCAGCCAGACATGAAGTTTTTCCCGATAAAGGGAGATCCCAACAAAATAAAAATATTCTTCACCTCAGCGACAGGTAACGAAGACGTGGAACCCGTTGCCTTAACAGAGGAAGAAGAAGCAGACGTATCTCAGATTGCCACAAATCAGAATAGAAATGACGGAAAAATAACTTTTAAGTCTGATGATCACGCCTCTGCTTTTCAAATATATCGGGTTGCCGAACCACCAATAGTTATCGAAGATTTTGCGAATAAACTTATAGCAGAGGTGAGCACTACTACGACAGACACAGCGGGTATAACTATCACGGCAAGTTCTGTTACAGCATTCATAACACAAGCTCCAAATCAAAAATATTATTATATCTTTAGAACAGTCGACGCGCATGGTGGTTTATCAAATCCAAGCACAGTTTATGAAATAGAACTATATAATGATGGAGGCGTGGGATACCCCATAATTCGTCATTTTGAGTTTGGCTCTATAGAACCCAAGACACCAACGAAATCGGCAAGGAAGATAATACAAATTTTGCCAAGAATGTCGCAAGTGTTTCTTAACGAAGAGGCGTCTGGACTTATAGGATCCGATGGCTTGGCCAGCGCCGCCGGACACACCCCTATGGTGTTGGGGCTCGAAGACGAATCCTTAATAGGAAAGGCATTCAAGATAAGGCTAATATCTAAATCTACTGGTAAAAAACTTGATATTAATGTCGACTTCAAACAGAAACGCATTCGGTCTAGCATAGAATAGAGATAAAACATTTTTAATATACTATTTATTACTGACACCTTCAGGAGAGGAAAAACATGGGATTTTTAGACAATTCGGGCGACATCATACTTGATGCCGTTTTGACGGACACAGGCCGGATGAGACTGGCAAGAGGAGACGGCAGTTTTAAGATTGTAAAGTTTGCTCTCGGTGATGATGAAATCAACTATGAGCTTTATGATAAGACCGACTCTAGAGGCTCTGCTTATTACGACTTGGCAGTATTACAAACTCCAATATTGGAGGCGTTCACCGACAACGCAGCTTCTATGAAATCCAAACTAATCTCAATTCCAAGAAACAATATCCTTTATCTCCCCATGCTGAAATTGAATGAAGTTTTTGATACTACAGCAACAGCCAAACATTCGACTGGGTTTTTTCTGATTGCCGTCGATGCAGACTCACAGACAGAACTGAACAACACCTTCGCCGGCGACCCCCAGCAGGGAATTTTGTTTGGGGAAACCCCCGCATCGAATGCCAATCGCATTCGAATCGACCAAGGACTTGATGCTGCTGAAATAGCTCCGTCACGGACTCTTGATCCCCTCCTGGTCGAAACACAGTATATGATTGAAATGGACAATCGTTTGGGCCACATAGTGGCAGCCAAAGAAGGCGCCCCCCGAGCTAGTATATCCTTTGTTGATGATGATAATATAGCTTCTTATTACCTTTCACGAGGAACAGATAGGGAATATGTTACAGCCATTAAAGATACTACAAAATCGTTAAATCAAGCGATTCAAGGCCCCCGCGGCACTAAAATAGTGTTCAGGGTCGGAGCATCTCTTGAGTTGAATACAAGCACCTACCTCTTTGATACAATAGGCACCACCGAAACAATTGCCGATACAGTTACGGCCTCCCTCGGCGCTTCTTTCCAAACTATTAAGTCAACCATTAGAGTTACGGGTGTTAATACGGGTTATCGGATTGATGTCCCAGTTAAATATTGTAAGAAAGTCTAAAGGATAGGATAATAATATGGCAACAACATTTAAGAATTTTAAGAGTAACGACCTTGCGCAGACGAGGACGCTTCTTCACGAAGCAATCCCGATCACGGGCTCGATTGTATCGGGGACTTACACTAATGCCGCGTCAGATGGTGATAACAATGTTAAAACTTATGGCCACGGGATGCTTGATAGTGTATATGATTACCCCTATTTAAGTTCCTCGGCGAATCAAATCTTTGACATTACGGTTGGTCTCGCAACCACATCTCCCCTCTCGGCCTCGACTACTTCTCAAACGTCCAAGAAAGTTAACATTTATAACCAGATGGCACAATATTTGGTAGGATATGATGACACAGGATCGATCAAGAAGTTCACTATGCCGACTGACGGCGCCGAGATGCATTCTTGTTATTTTGTCCCGTTTAGCCGACTTTTGACCAAAGATGAGATCAAGAAGGGATCTTTTACTTTAGAACTAGGTGTTAGCGGCGCCCACGGTCATGGAGACCCGATATTCAATGAAAGAATTCAGTTATCAGATACTTCTGGTTCTGATGGTTACTATGTTGATTCTCCCGTCGGTGAATATGGCGTTTTATATGGTACAACGTCTGCCAATACTAATAACGCAACTTTATATTTGAGTGGGGAAACAGGAACTAGCACCAATGCAAACCCAGCCCTTGGTCTTATATATTATCAAGCCGGTATAGCAGTCATTTCTGGATCGGCCTTTAACGGAACGGGCAGCGGCGGCGCCTTACAGCATATTGATCCTGCCGTTGCTGGCGATACCAAATCAATTGGCTTAGAGCTTGGCGCCGGCTTCGGCACGGATGGAGCCTCGACCGGCTTTAGTGCGATTACTGCTTCTACTATAGGAGTGATGGCAAATAGTTTAAGAAATAGAATTTATAATATTTCTTTCAATAACACCACAGAACTTAATTCAACAATTTATTTCTGTCGAGCATCACATACTGACTTTAACTATAGTTCAAATCCAACTTATCTTAGCGCAAGTAAAATTCGTGTGAAGACTCGCGCCTCCGATACTCCCGTTTCATATTTCACGACTATTGGGTTATATTCGGCCGATAATGAGTTGCTTGCTGTGGCAAAACTTTCTGAGCCGTTACGCAAAGATCCGACCAATGAGGTTACATTGCGTGTTAGATTAGACTACTAGGAGGAGCATAAATGCCTCTCTACGAATTTGGAGTGGGTGATGTTTTTTATAATCAGATTAAAACCCACCCCAGTAGTTCTTTCTTCATATATCTCGGAAGTATTTATTACAACAATAAGGCCACCGAGTCCGGTTCTTTTGTAGCCAACGTATGTGGCGTTCCCACTGGTCACGTTAGCCTGTTTGAGTTAAATGTTGACCGCGCGTCGACCGCCACCGGCAGAGTCATCGGCCCTTCCCAGTCTGCTGACTCTCACGAAAATGTTGCCGATACCGGCTTGATTTACCCGTTTGTGTATAAGGGTTCATCAAAACTGGCGTTTAAGGAAATAAAACGTGGCAATTTTATAAGTGACTATTTACCCGGCGCCGTAATCACGAGCAGTTATCAAATGTCGTCCAGTATTGTCCGTCGTTTTTATAATGAGACTCCAAAATATTTCTTTACTACAAACAAAACAGGCAGCGCTATTAGGAATAGCGTTGATTATGCCGCCAGGCTTGGGCAACATTATAGCCTCACGGGCAACGTGGACGACACCGGTATAAATGTAATAGACATCCCATCAGTTTTTTATGGTTCTGAGATAAAGAAAGGAACAGTAAAGCTTGATTATTATATAACAGGAACATTGGCAGGAAGCTTAAGAGATAAATATTTTAATGGCGCCCTGATTCAAGAAGCGGGCACCTATTCATCAGCTAAAGATGGAGAAATTGGCGGCGTCGTTTTATATGAAGAGGGCCTTATACTTTTAACCGGCTCGTGGCAGATGGAAGCTTTAGAGGATGGGGTGTTGGGCACTTACGAATATGATGGAACAACGGCCGTTTCTACCGTGCCTAGTTGGTTGAACTATGCTTTTGGTGCCAATGAAGTGAATTATAACAGCGCCGGCTCACCCGGCAAGGCAAACTCTTCTGCTTCTTTTGTGTTGGATTTCGCCGGAACACAAAAGGTCCCAACTGTTACGATGCTTGCCCACGCCAACCGCGGCGAACTAAACTATACAAACAATCCAACATATATTGATAATAGTGTAATAAAAGCAAAAGCGGCCACAACAGGTTCATATTTTTATGGGGAAAAAGAGTTTACTATCAAAAATATCCATTCTGCTTCCTACGCAGACCCAACCGGAAGCCTCAAAAAGACGACTTATATTACAAAGGTCGGTATTTACGATGATAATAAAAAGCTTATCGGGATCGCCTCTGTTGCCAAGCCAGTCAAAAAAACTGAAGATAGAGACTTGACATTCAAGCTTAAACTTGATATATAGTATATATGATTTTAGGATTAGACATATCCACAAGCATCACGGGCTATACTCTCATAGACGGAGACAAGATAATCCTCAATAGTGCTTGGGATACGAGAAAATATAAAGACTTTTTTGAAAAGGTGATACATGTTAAAGCAGGGCTGGAAGAGATATATGAACAATACGGAGGACAGATTGAGGCGGTAT